AAGTCACCATCGGGCCCAGGGCGCAGGACGTAACAACTTTTGTTATCATTGTTATTAGACGTGCCACATACTGAACACTTCCAGGTTGTATACTTTCTTTTGTGATTGGTTAACATAGCATTGATAATATAGGATTCTTTCTTTCCTTCTTTCTCTGCGTGGTCAGCTAACCAGACATAGAGCTCATGGTCAATGGTGAAGGTCTTTCCGACTTTACCCATTATTTACCACCATATGCTGATAACCATTCTTGCGAGCATGTAGGTGTTTACAATATCTACATGTGCGTATAGTTTTAATGGGAGTGAAACCATCAGCCTGATAGTAATCTCTCTTTACAAAAACCTCATCGCATTTAATACAATGGGTTCGAACTTCCCTGCTACCGATACCGCCTTTATTATAAAATTCTTCTCTGTTCATTTTATCTCTCCGAACCAAGAATAAGGAACCCCTATAAATAATATTACAATTTTAGTAAAGAAGAAGAAGAAGAAGAAGAAGAAAAAAAAAAGTGTTCTAGAACCCTACGTACCTAGTAAAAAGGGTAATTGTATTATTATTCTGGCTACTTTAGGCCTAGTCCAGGGCCCTTTTGGGGCTGTTTTACCCCTACTTCGGGGCTATTCTGGGTGTTTAGTAGCCCTTCTAAGCCGCTTCTTTTCATTAACATTTCCGCAACCAACCCCATGATAGGGCTCTCCTTGGTTATCGCATTGATTGTACTCTGGCCAGTCGATTCATCTATTTTTTTACTGGCTGCACCCAGGGAACCAAAAAAAGAATGTTGGAAAGTTTCCAGCATTCCGTGGGTTCGTTCTTCGATCTCATCTACGATAGGTTCCAGGATAATTAACAGGTCCTCGTCACTATCTGGAGATTTTGCCCATTCAACCCATTTATCTTTAGAAAGTTTGGCGATGTAATGACTTATTCCAAAATAGAATAATGACCAGGCGATAAAGTAACCCAAAAGTTCTAAAGCTGAAATAACCACTATAGTCCAGGCGGCCTAAGGCCTAAACGTGATGGTCCCACTAATTCAAAGCCTTCTGGAAGTATAAGAGGTGTTTTACCTATTGAAATGGTTATTTTTCTCGCTATCGGTTTTACTTCTGTAATCCCTATGTCTTGGGCCAATTTAAACAATGTAAGCAGCGCACCTAAATTCATTTGCTAATCTCCTCTTTAATATATGTGATAAGGTCACTAAGTTTGGGCGCAACTGGCGCAGGTGCTCCGAAGGTTGGTAGTCTTATGTCTACACTATCTTTTATTCCCTGTTTGACATCCTCGCTTAATTTGCCAACTCTGGTTTCGAGATCTGAAATAATAGATTCCGCCAATCTGACACCCAGAAAACCAGCAATAAACCCGCCAATAACTATGGGCGTATTTTCATTTCCTAAAAATTGGCTCAAATAATTTTCTTTTCTTTCGCCCCCCATATATTCATCTAAGGCTTTTTTCTGGGCTCCTGTAATCTCCTCTATAGTTACGTCATCGGGTACAACAGCAAACACCATTAGCGCCTCTTCTTCTTGCCTGCAGGCGTTTTCCTGAACGCTACCGCCATCTTCTTTAGATTTAGTTTACCGTTACGATATCGGAAGCGTGGCTTCTTGGAATTCGCCTTAACGTATTTGTTCCAGGCGCTTAGTTTGCGCTTTGGTTTAGTGCCAGGTGCTTGTAATCTTTGATATGGACTACCATACTCTCTTGATTCTTCAACTCTTGCCCGTGACGGTCTGTATCGGTCTGCCTCACGTTGTACAGACTCTAAACCATCTTGAAAGCCCTGTGAATAATATTCACGTTCTCTCTTTGTGGGCATTACTGCACCTCTTTTCCTTCCAGGACAACTGTCATGGACCCAGTGGGACCCGTTGCCACCATTTTCATCCCTGTATTGGGTGGTATAGTGTAGTATAGATTGGGGAATTGGGGCCCGATCCCTGCGTTAATGATTAGGAACTTTGATACATGCAACGCCTCTTCATTACCTTGGACTGACCAGGACAAAACATCGCCTGCAGAACAACCCGAATAATCGAACGATACGTTTGTGACTACTGTATAATATCGGTTTGGAGAGATAAAATCCAGTAGGGTTGTGCCGCCTGCAGTTAATTGTTCTTGGCCACTCCAGGCAAAAATGTGGTCACCAAAAAAGTTAAGGCTCGGCCCCGTCGAAAGTGTCATACGATCTTCCCATAAATTCTACCTACAAGAACAACACCAATACCTCGGTTGTTTGCAACTTCACCAGTAAACTCCACTTCAGTAAAAGGTGGTATCATTACATCATTACCTGTACTAAAAGTAGCGGTGATTGCAGACGTAGCGTTAGTAGTCCATACTGTTGTTCCATTCATATTAATTTTATATTTTGCATTATCTCCCGCATCACTAGCATAGATGGGAACCCAAGTTCCAACAAAATAATAATTGCCTGAAGTGAAAGAAAGCAAAATATCAGCCGAGCCCGTAGCTGCTATAATTCCCGAGTACCCATAAGCATGATTACCAATAACGTTAAGATTTTTACCTACTGATACAGTGCTTTGCGGTCCATAACCAACGCCTTCAGGCATTGATCACTTACTCGAATTGAATCGTGCAGCTTGCGTCGATTGTTGCTGCAGTTGTTACAGCTACCTGAATATCCAGGGTATTACCAGAAGTCACGCCCAGGGCGGTCTTTTCTTGTGTAACACAATTAGCTACTCCAGTACCACCACTTGCGGCCTGCGCGATTGCAGGTCCCATAAACGTGGCATCTCCTTCTTGGAGCGCCGTTCCAGTTAATTTAAATCCTGTACACAGATCTGCACCAGTTCCAACGGTGCTAACACCCATTGAGATAGAACTAATTTGTGAAACTCCAGAAGGCACGACCAGGCTCAAGCCTGAACTCGCAAATTGCGAAGTCATTGATTGAAAACTCGTTGTAGCCGATAAAGCGGCTGACGTTCTTGTTACTACTATTGACATATTTTTACTCCATCACGCGCGGATTTTTATGGGCCCCAAGGACGCTAATACGGGCGAACCTCGTGAAAAGGAACGTACTGCAGCCTTAGCCAAAAATGCCCCCACTAAAGTTTTAGTGATTAATTTCTTATTGGACTGTGCCGCCTTTGAAATAGTTGTTAAACCTGTATTCAGATCTCCAGCCAGGAAAGACTTCATTGCTGAACCTGCATTTGTCTGTGTTAAAAGAGCTAAAGCAGCCCCAGTTTCAATTACATTAATTCCAAATTGGCGAGAAGGTTTCCTTCTGGCTCTGCCTCGGCGTCTTACCATGCCCCTCTTAGGGGAATTACCTATTTAACTTTGAGGGTTATCCCCTTCACACACTGGACACGGATATTGATTACCTGTCACATAGTCAATTTGCCATTCATGCTCGCACTTTTTACACCTTAGAATAGCTTGTCGCTGCCAGGACATTAGGCTTTCACTCCTGTACAGAAGTCACCATCGGGCCCAGGGCGCAGGACGTAACAACTTTTGTTATCATTGTTATTAGACGTGCCACATACTGAACACTTCCAGGTTGTATACTTTCTTTTGTGATTGGTTAACATAGCATTGATAATATAGGATTCTTTCTTT